CTTCAGCATAGTATAGACCACCCTTAGTTTGATAGGTGTCAATAATATCGAACTTAAAGTCATTGCGGCCTTGCTTTTTGATATCTTTGTTGAGTTCTATTGAAGAGCCCGTGTAAGACCTCCAAGGCATTTCTTTACCATAAGTAGGTGACTTCTTCTTGCCACCTCTAAACAGTTGTTTCTTACCTAAGTAGAATTGGCCTGTCTCTTTGTTGTGAATACAATACAAGAAGCCAAAGTGGTTAGTTGGGTCAAACTTTTTAAAGTTCCAGTGTCCCATTTCATCCTTTGATAGCAGCATCATAAGCCTCACGATCAAGAGTGTAGTGATCTTCAAAGGTTCGCCAGATATGTAGTAGTTTACCATTCATAAGCATGTTATTGAAACCGTCCTCACCATACTTCTTGTAGTATACTTGGCATACTTTATCTAGGTAATCTTTACGATTATCAAGGCCCTTTAGCATGCCTTCTGCCTTCTTTGGGCCTATGCCTTCAACTCCTGGAATACTGTCAACTGGATCCCCCATAAGCAGCTGAAGGTGATAGAAGTACTCTGCCCATTCTTCTGTAACTTGGTATATCTTTTTAGTACGAGGGTTGTAATGAGGACCCGGAATACAATCCAAGTCTTTATCTACTGTAACTACACAACTACTAATACCTGCGGCTTTAGCCTCAAGAGCCCAGATGCGTACTTGGTCATCAGCTTCATAGTTATCAGTTCTAATACAACAGTCATCACTTTCAACTGACCAGTACTTCAGTTCTTCGAAGTAATCCGGTTTAGTACTCTTTTTAGTTTTTCTAGACCCTTTATAATTCCAGTAGAGGTCATTTCGGAAGTTATCTGGGCCTCCAATGGCCATTACATGTTCAGAAGCAAATACATTAACCTTTGAAGCTTCTACCATTTCTTCAAACTTCTCTTGAGCATCTTCTAGTGTAGGTGAGTTCCAGATGCTCATGTAAATCAAAACAAGGAACAAAATTACCCGCAAATAATGACCCAATGGACACCTTAGAATAAGGAATATTTATGACACTAGCAATTATTGATGGTGATGTTCTCATTCACATGAGTATGTGGAAATCATTTACACTAGAAGCTGCTCAAAAAAAGTTTGAAGGATTAGTTGATGAAATGAAAGGAAGTATCTTTGCTTCTGATTACGTAATGGCTATTGGAGGGGATGATAACTTTCGTAAGGACCTGTATTTTGATTACAAAGGTAAAAGAACCAAGGAACGGCCTTTCTATTATAAGGACTTGAAACACTGGGCTGTAGAGAGTGATGACTCTTGTATTATGACCGATAACTACGAAGCTGATGACCAAGTGCGTATTTGGTCTCTTGAAGCTAAAGCAGCAGGAATTAATAGTTGTGTAGTAACTGTTGATAAAGACCTAGACTGCATTACCGGAACACACTACAACCCCAGAACTAAAGAGATATATCAAGTCACTCAAGAATGGGCTGATTATTTTTATCATCTACAGTTACTTATGGGCGACTCTGTTGACAACATTCCTGGAATTAGGGGTATTGGTGTTGAAAAAGCAAAAGTAATATTAGAAGGTCTAAGTGATAATGAGCAGTACTTTGAAGCTGTGTGTAAGGCTTACGATAAGAAATACGGAAAAGAGGGTTTTGGATACCTCCTTTTAAATGCAAAACTACTTCACATCTGGCGAACCTTTGAAGACCATTACACTCTTGATCGTGAGGTTTATGATGCTGCTATCAAAGGATGAAATGGGACACTGGAACTTTAAAAAGTTTGACCCAACTAACCACTTTGGCTTCTTGTATTGTATTCACAACAAAGAAACAGGTCAATTCTACTTAGGTAAGAAACAACTGTTTAGAGGTGGTAAGAAGAAGTCACCTACTTATGGTAAAGAAATGCCTTGGCGAACTTACACAGGCTCTTCAATAGAACTTAACAAAGATATCAAGAAGCAAGGTCGCAATGGCTTTAAGTTCGATATCATTGACACATATCAAACTAAAGGTGGTCTATACTATGCTGAAGCCTACTCTCAAATGATGTCTGATGCTTTAACTGCTATGCTGACTGACGGTAAAACACAAAAGTCTTACAATAGACAGATTGCAGCTATCAGGTTTATCCCTAAAGAAGAAGCTACAGCAAGAACAAAGAAGTATATTAAATCTCTAAAGGGGAAATAAAATGGATGTAAAAGGCTTGCTCGAAACTCTCAGTGTATTCCATGATGATCTTGTAGTAGTGCTTAGGTGCCAAGACAAAGAAGGGTTCTGGGGTGACTTGGACTCTTATCGAGGTCACTATTGTGAACTCTCAGTAGATACCGGAGAAGAACCAAAAAGTGTCATCAAAGTCATCCAAGAGCTAAAAGAAGCTAT